ACAACTCAAATCGCGGCAGACTACGGTATATCAGCACAAAAGTTAAACAAACTACTACACGAAGCTAGACTACAACGAAAAGTAAATAAACAGTGGGTGCTTTACTCAGAACACATGGGCAAGAGTTACACAGATTCAGACACTATAACAATTGTGCGTTCTGATGGCAGAGAAGACACAGTTTTACAAACTAGATGGACACAAAAAGGCAGATTGAAAATACATGAAATCATGACTGAATTCGGTTATGAAGCTAATTTAGGGGGAGCGTAAATGACACCAGAACAAAAAGAAAAGCTAAACAATATAGTATTAACACTTTATGCAGTTAAAGAAAACAAAAGTCAAACATACACACACAAAGATACTCTTACTGTGACATATGCAGGCGAGATTGAGCACACTTACGAAGTCGACAGAGAGAAACACCTTGAATCAATGATTGAGTGGGCAATTGACCAAATCGAACAGCACTTTGATTTAGACGAAGAAGAATAACACACAATTGAACAAACAACTTAATAGGAGGAATTATCAATGAACACACTATATAAAACAACCCTCCTCATCACAATGGCAGTTGTGACGTGGAAGGTTTGGAAGATTGAACGAAATACGAGAAAGCCTGTAATCAATCGGAATGATTTTAGTAAAGAGTCTACAGCAGAAACGATTGAGCGACACAGTGATCCTGATTCAGGAATAAAACTACTTAAGGCATTTTCCGACTTCACTAAACAAGCTGAAAAGCAAAAACCTACACTAGGAGAAGTTTATAGACGGAACAAACCTGAATTACCAACCGTTACTTTAGACGAAAACGGACTGTTTATAAATGATTTTAGGGTGCCTTATGTACTTGAGGAAGGGGTTAACGTAAAGAAATCTATGAACAACCTATATAAGGTCAGTTTGGACTTTTTCGCTAAAAGTATTATTGCAGATAATTACGAAGCAGATAACCCAGAGAATCAACAGTTATTTTAAAGGAGGAAAAGATATGATGAAAAATAGTTTGCAAGCTAAAGAACTTGCGGTAATTTTATCTGTTTCTAAATCCAAAGCAGGACAAATAATAAGAGAACTGAATAAAGAGCTTGAAGATGAAGGATACATTGCGATACGAGGCAGAATACCAGTCCAATTAGCTAGGAAAAAATTCCCTTATCACGACTTATCAGACCAGAGAATAATGGAGGAGTTGAAAAAAGAAAATGAGTAACATTTATAAAAGCTACCTATTAGCAGTACTGTGCTTCACAGTCTTAGCGATTGTACTCATGCCGTTTCTATACTTCACCACAGCGTGGTCAATTGCAGGATTCGCAAGCATAGCGACATTCATATTTTATAAGGAATACTTTTATGAAGAATAAAAAAAACTGCTACTTGCGCCAACAAGTAACAGTATCAAGTACTTAAGAAAAATTTCAAGTTAAATATAAAACGAAACAAGGAGGAAGTCAACTATGACTAAAAATTATAAAGACATGACTCAGGACGAAATAAAAGACTTATTATCTGAAAAAAGCGGAGAATTGTATGAATTAGCGAAAGAAATTAAGGGAGAAAGTAAATTTGATATTTTGCTTTTCTCATCAATAGGAGTTATCGACGGAGATTATTTAGCAGGTTCAAATTCTGTGATTGGTCATACTTTCGATCTTGCTTCCTTATTGGATAGCACTAAGAGTTATAAAGACATTGTCAATGTTCTCCAAATGTGTAAATCACAAAAATTTCTCGGTATTGATGACGACAAGGAGGACTAAAACAATGTATTACGAAATAGGCGAAATCATACGCAAAAATATTCATGTTAACGGATTCGATTTTAAGCTATTCATTTTAAAAGGTCATATGGGCATATCAATACAAGTTAAAGATATGAACAACGTACCAATTAAACATGCTTATGTCGTAGATGAGAATGACTTAGATATGGCATCAGACTTATTCAACCAAGCAATAGATGAATGGATTGAAGAGAACACAGACGAACAGGACAGACTAATTAACTTAGTCATGAGATGGTAGGAGGTCGCTATGAAGCAGACTGTAACTTATATCATTCGTCATAGGGATATGCCAATTTATATAACTAACAAACCAACCGATAACAATTCAGATATTAGTTACTCCACAAATAGAAATAGAGCTAGGGAGTTTAACGGTATGGAAGAAGCGAGTATCAATATGGATTATCACAAAGCAATCAAGAAAACAGTGACAGAAACTATTGAGTACGAGGAGGTAGAACATGACTGAACAAACATTATTTGAACAGTTGAACAGTAAAAACGTGAATGATCATACAGAACAAAAAAATGGATTAACTTATCTAGCATGGTCATATGCACACCAAGAGCTGAAAAAGATTGACCCAAACTACACAGTAAAAGTACACGAGTTTCCACATCCAGATATTAACACAGAAAATTATTTTGTACCTTATTTGGCTACACCAGAAGGCTATTTTGTACAGGTATCTGTGACTGTGAAAGATAGTACAGAGACTGAGTGGCTTCCAGTATTGGACTTTAGAAATAAATCGCTTGCTAAAGGTAGTGCAACAACTTTCGATATTAACAAAGCGCAAAAACGATGTTTTGTTAAAGCTTCGGCTTTACACGGTTTAGGCTTATATATCTACAACGGCGAGGAACTACCAAGTGCAAGTGACAACGATATTACAGAATTAGAAGAGCGTATCAATCAGTTCGTGAACTTATCTCAAGAAAAAGGGCGAGATGCAACTATCGATAAAACGATGAGATGGCTAAAAATATCTAACATTAATAAATTAAGTCAAAAACAAATCGCAGAAGCACACCAAAAATTAGATGCGGGATTAAAACAATTGGATAGTGAGGAGAAACAATAATGTTAAACAGAGCAGTATTAGTAGGACGCTTAACAAAAGACCCAGAATTAAGAAGCGCGCCAAATGGCGTAAATGTAGGTACATTCACATTGGCAGTAAACAGAACATTCACGAATGCTCAAGGCGAGCGTGAAGCAGATTTTATAAACGTAGTAGTGTTCAAGAAACAAGCTGAAAATGTTAAAAACTACCTTTCTAAAGGGTCGCTGGCAGGTGTAGACGGGCGACTACAAACACGTAGCTACGAAAATAAAGTCGGGCAACGTGTATTTGTGACAGAAGTAGTAGCGGACAGTGTTCAATTCTTAGAACCGAAGAATAACAACCAACAACCAAACAACAATTATCATCAACAAAGACAAACTCAAACTGGTAATAATCCTTTTGATAATACCACTGCGATTACTGATGATGACTTACCGTTCTGATTGGAATGATTAAATGCCGAAAATTACTAGTTATATCACTCAAGACGACGGCACAACAACAGTTGTCATCTCTGATGTTGAATTAGGCAATAAAGAAACATTACTACTTGATAACGGGTTTGATGTAGAAGTAGATGTAAACGTTATAGATCCGTTTCAAATTACCGGCAAGCAACGTCGAAAAATATTCGCGCTTGTCAAAGACATAGAAGAACATACAGGTCAACCAATGGACTATATGAGACATATGTTCATCGAGTTTGTAAGAACGTACTACGGCTATGATGAACGTATTTCGCTAAGTAATTGTACGAGAACACAAGCAAGTCAAATCATTGAAGCAACGCTTGACTGGACGTTCTACAATGACATACCACTTAGCTACAAAACGAGTAATCTACTGAAACAAGATAAATCATTCTTATACTGGTCAACTGTTAACCGCAACTGTGTAATATGCGGAAAGCCTCACGCTGACCTAGCGCATTACGAAGCAGTAGGTAGAGGCATGAACAGAAACAAGATGAATCACTACGACAAACATGTATTAGCGTTATGTCGCGAACATCATAACGAGCAACATGCGATTGGTGTTAAGTCATTTGATGATAAATATCAATTGCATGACTCGTGGATAAAAGTTGATGAGAGGCTCAATAAAATGCTGAAAGGAGAGAAAAAGGAATGAATAGACTAAGAATAATAAAAATAGCACTCCTAATCGTCATCTTGGCGGAAGAGATTAGAAGCGCTAAAAAAATTAAAAAATTTACCCCTGAGGATTCTAAAGGTTTTCCTGATATAACAAAAGATTCAATAAAAGAACCTAAATAAAAATATTATGGTTGATAAAATCCCATTGTTCTTTTGTTAACCACCCTTGTTTGTTATTGACTATTTCTGTAACAAACAGCTTATCTCCAGAATCGAGATAAGGTTTCAACTTTTCTATCATTTCTGAAGTTGATAAAGAAGAACGGAATAAAAATGAAGATTTCCAATAATTGCAATGACCATTAGAAATTTCCTTTTTTATAACATTTCTCAATTCCTCATATTTTTGTCCGGGTGAGTTTAAATCATATGTTAACATATAAGGTTTTTCCATATTTTATTCACCCCCAATCTAACGCAGTAGCGATAACAAAATTATACCAGAAAGGAGATAACGAAATGGCAACATTTAGAGTTTACAAAGAATCAGGTAACTTTGTCACAGTACACAAAGATTTTATACATGATTCTAATATAAGTTGGAAGGCTAAAGGTATTCTACTTTATTTGTTAAGTCGACCTGATAACTGGCAAATTTACGAAACAGAACTAGAGCAACATTCAACTGATGGACTTAGCGGTTTAAAGAGTGGAATCAAGGAACTGGAAGAAATTGGATACATTCAACGTAGTAGAAAACGTGATAAAAGTGGTAGGTTAAATGGTTATGAGTACTTAGTATATGAGCAACCGCACCACATTCGATTTTCCAACGTTGGAAAAACCGTTAACGGTAAAACCAACAATGGAAAAACCGTTAATGGTAAATCGCATACTACTAATAATAATAGTACTAATAATGATTTAACTAATAATAACAATACTAATAATGAAGGAAGTATATTGTCGGGCAACCCGACGGTGTCTTCCATTCCCTATAAAGAAATTATCGAATACTTAAATAAAAAAGCAGGAAAGCATTTTAAACATAATACAGCTAAAACAAAAGATTTTATTAAAGCAAGATGGAATCAAGATTTTAGGTTGGAGGATTTTAAAAAGGTGATTGATATCAAAACAGCTGAATGGTTAAACACGGATAGCGATAAATACCTTAGACCAGAAACACTTTTTGGCAGTAAATTTGAGGGGTACCTCAATCAAAAAATACAACCAACTGGCACGAATCAATTGGAACGCATGAAGTACGACGAAAGTTATTGGGATTAGGGGGATATTATGAAACCACTATTCAGCGAAAAGATAAACGAAAGCTTGAAAAAATATCAACCTACTCATGTCGAAAAAGGATTGAAATGTGAGAGATGTGGAAGTGAATACGACTTATATAAGTTTGCTCCTACTAAAAAACACCCGAATGGTTACGAGTATAAAGACGGTTGCAAATGTGAAATCTATGAGGAATATAAGCGAAACAAGCAACGGAAGATAAACAACATATTCAATCAATCAAACGTTAATCCGTCTTTAAGAGATGCAACAGTCAAAAACTACAAGCCACAAAATGAAAAACAAGTACACGCTAAACAAACAGCAATAGAGTATGTTCAAGGCTTCTCTACAAAAGAGCCAAAATCATTAATATTGCAAGGTTCATACGGAACTGGTAAAAGCCACCTAGCATACGCTATCGCAAAAGCAGTTAAAGCTAAAGGGCATACGGTTGCTTTTATGCACATACCAATGTTGATGGATCGTATCAAAGCGACATACAACAAAAATGCAGTAGAGACTACAGACGAGCTAGTCAGATTGCTAAGTGATATTGATTTACTTGTACTAGATGATATGGGTGTAGAAAACACAGAGCACACTTTAAATAAACTTTTCAGCATTGTTGATAACAGAGTAGGTAAAAACAACATCTTTACAACTAACTTTAGTGATAAAGAACTAAATCAAAATATGAACTGGCAACGTATCAATTCAAGAATGAAACACAATGCAAGAAAAGTAAGAGTAATCGGAGACGATTTCAGGGAGCGAGACGCATGGTAACCAAAGAATTTTTGAAAATTAAACTTGAGTGTTCAGATATGTACGCTCAGAAACTCATAGACGAGGCACAGGGCGATGAAAATAAGTTATATGACCTATTTATCCAAAAACTTGCAGAACGTCATACACGCCCCGCTATCGTCGAATATTAAGGAGTGTTAAAAATGCCGAAAGAAAAATATTACTTATACCGAGAAGATGGCACAGAAGATATTAAGGTCATCAAGTATAAAGAGAATGAGAATGAAGTTTATTCGCTCACAGGAGCCCATTTCAGCGACGAAAAGAAAATTATGACTGATAGTGACCTAAAACGATTTAAAGGCGCTCACGGACTTCTATATGAGCAAGAGCTAGGTTTACAAGCAACGATATTTGATATTTAGAGGTGGACGATGAGTAAATACAACGCTAAGAAAGTTGAGTACAAAGGAATTGTATTTGATAGCAAAGTAGAGTGTGAATATTACCAATATTTAGAAAGTAATATGAATGGCACTAACTATGATCGTATCGAAATACAACCGAAATTCGAACTACAACCTAAATTTGGGAAACAAAGACCGATTACGTATATAGCTGATTTCTCTTTGTGGAAGGATGGCAAACTGGTCGAAGTTTTAGATGTTAAAGGTAAGGCGACTGAAGTTGCCAACATCAAAGCGAAGATATTCAGATATCAGTATAGAGATGTGAATTTAACGTGGATATGTAAAGCACCTAAGTACACAGGCAAAACATGGATTACTTACGAGGAATTAATTAAAGCAAGACGAGAACGCAAAAGAGAAATGAAGTGATCTAATGCAACAACAAGCATATATAAACGCAACGATTGATATAAGAATACCTACAGAAGTTGAATATAAGCATTTTGGTGATGTGGATAACGAAAAAGATGCGCTGGCAGATTACTTATATAACAATCCTAACGAAATACTAGAGTATGACAATTTAAAAATTAGAAACGTAAATATAGAGGTGGAATAAATGGCAAGAATTACCAAAGAAACAAAAACTGTAAGCGACGGTTATTCAAGAGAAGACCGAGAAACGACATTGAACTATGATTACGAAAATCAAGAATGGATTGCTTACTCATCGGTACCGACACATATTACTAGAATGACAAAGTTGTACGGCGATGATGTAGAGGTATTGGAACGATTAGAATCTGGGACTGCGGTATTGGTTAGGGCGAAACTACCTAAAAGCGCAATAGGTTTTAGAAAATTAATGTCTGAAGAGCGACGACAAGAATTATCTGAGAGAGCAAAAAGAGCTTTTGGTCATTAGTGCTCGTGAATATAGGGCGAAAAACGACCAAAAAGACACACTAATACTTTTTAGGATAAATAACATCCGGAGAAAAAAACATGAGCTTTAAAAATTTTAACACAGGATAAATACAGAGGTGGAATAAATGAGTATCGTAAAGATTAACGGTAAACCATATAAATTTACCGAACATGAAAATGAATTGATAAAAAAGAATGGTTTAACTCCAGGAATGGTTGCAAAAAGAGTACGAGGTGGCTGGGCGTTGTTAGAAGCCTTACATGCACCTTATGGTATGCGCTTAGCTGAGTATAAAGAAATTGTGTTATCCAAAATCATGGAGCGAGAGAGCAAAGAACGTGAAATGGCTAGGCAACGACGTAAAGAGGCTGAGCTAAGAAGAAAGAAGCCACATTTGTTTAATGTGCCACAAGTGCATCCAAGAGGACGTTATGCGTGCTACCTGATGGAAAACGACATATTCGTGAAAGTTAAGAAGTAGATCATGACAGATAACGCACGCAAAGAATACCTAAATCAATTCTTTGGATCTAAGAGATATCTGTATCAAGATAACGAACGAGTGGCACATATCCATGTAGTAAACGGCACTTATTACTTTCATGGGCATATCGTGCCAGGTTGGAAAAGTGTTAAAAAGACATTTGATACTGCTGAAGAGCTCGAAATATATATAAAGCAACATGGTTTGGAATACGAAGAACAGAAGGAACTAACTTTATTTTAGAGGAGGTTATGAAAGTGAACTATGAAACAGGGTTCCAACTAGGTGTAATGGAAGCTAGGTTGAAGAAGATGAGAAAACAACGTGATGCGTGCAAGAAGCAACGTGATGAGCTTATCGTGGATATAGCTAAGTTAAGAGAGCGTAACGAAGAGCTGGAGAACATGTGGCGCACAGTCAAAAATGAATTGCTTGGAAGATACGAATTTTACCGTTT